CCAAAATGTAATCAGTATGAATAGCGGTCTCCTGATGAGAGATACGCTGACGCGCCAAAAACAACTCATGTTGTTCTCTTATCTCTTCCATCAATTCAGGCAATGTTAACACCAAACCAGTCTTAACAAAAGACAGGTTACTATCAATAGTGGACATTATTAAATTGTAACAACGATAAGTCCACATACTTAGAATTTGGATCAACATCAGCTGAAAGAGTAACCTCTGCCTGAATATGAATACGACGACGCATAGCTCCTTTAACTTCAAGAGTTTGAACCACGCAAACTACTAACATTAGTAGTCGCCAACACAAAATCAGGTTCCAGACTAATCATTCCTTTCTTTTCGAAAGCCATTAATGGAGCAAACTCAGCCGTATTGATCAATCTTTGGATCAACAATGACTGAGACGCTTCCATACCTATAGCTTCTTTTTCTGCAAATAACTCATCAATCTTAATTAACTTGGCGTTGTTTCCAACACCTTCCCAATGCTTCATACCGGGTCCAACATTATACACGAAATTACGCGTATTCTCAAGATAGTCATTATACGAAGCTTCATCTTTCTCAAAGATCTTTCGCATTATGGCCTTCTCTAAATAAGTCATAGCCGTAGTTTTACCTTGCCCGGATTTACCGTGCAAGACAACAAAAACCGGCTCGTGACGGGTACCAAAACCCCTACCAGTTCGATTAACAACAGCCAATTGAACCTTACGCAATTGAACCAAACAATCACGTAAGAGACCGACTACAATATGTTCTTTATTCCTGGTAGCATCGAACATTAAGTGTTCGATAGCCGCGACCAACTCATTAACGCGCATTTTCGTATTTTCAGTAAATGGCAAAGAATCAGAACTTAATTCTTCAACCAATTTACGTGTTTTAACCACAGCATTATCAACTGATATAACGCCAGACTTGAGGTCCCAACCCATAGCGAGATACAAACGCACTTTAAGGTAAGAAAAGAAAGCATTTATCATGCCTCCTATACGAGAAACGGCATCAATATCTTTAGGTATATTCTGGAGGATCTTAGACAAGCGATCAAAATTCATTGAACAGTTATAATAACCGGACAACATCTTTGAAACAGCTTCATTAAAAGAACCAAATGGTCCTTGAAAGAAACCATCTTTCATATGAACACACAAATCCAACAAAGGAGCAAGGTAAGAAGAACCAACATATGCCACACCAGCAAATGCGACCCCTTCCAAAACAGGTATCAAATGATAAGACTTCTCGCCACGAATCAAATAAATCAAGATTCCAGCGGCAACAGGTATAATATATCGTATCCAGGTATCCGGCGAATTAAGACCCGCTAAGATACCCTTCACCCACTTAAGAAAGTCAGAAACAGAAGAATTTGTTGTTTTAAAAGACTCAAAAGTCTCTTTAACAGATTCAGCGGAAAAGACCTCCATAACACTCGTC